GTACTGGCCGATGACATACAGCGCCCATTTATCCACATCCGCCGCACCAAGACGTTTCCCCATGCCGTAGCGCGGATGGGTCAGCATATCCCACAGACACCAGGCCATGTTGTTGCTGTATGCCGGTTTAAACGTTCCGTCCCAGATACCGCTGTATTGCCGCGTCTGCGGGTTATAATTCGACGGCACCTGCAGAATACGCCCGCGCAGATGATAATTACGGCTCACCTGCTGGCTGCCGAACTGCTCCGAGTCCACCTGCACGCCGACCAGTGCCGTGTTCGGGTAGCACTGTTTCACATCGATAATTTCGGTGTATGACGACCAGAGCGTTTTGTTCTGCAGCTGGTCTGTGGTGCTGTCCGGCGTCATCCTGCGCATCCGGATACTGAACGGGCGCGGCGGCAGGTTACCCACCACCACCGAGGCCAGATACTGCGAGGTGGTTTTGCCCTTAATGGTGATGTCTTTTTCCGTCACCCAGCCACCATTACGCTGTATCTGAACCAGCAGACGGACTTCCGACGGATTCCTGTCACCCTTTGAGGTGGTTTCCACCAGTGCCTGCACACCGAAGGTAAAGCGCAGACGGTCGATGTTTGCAGACGTGATGGTCCGGGTAATCGGCGTGTCGTACTTCACTTCCGTACCGAGCACCGTCTCGGAGCCGGAGGATTCAAATCCCTCCGGCGGTGTCTGCTCCTGCTCACCTGCCCGGAACACCACCGTGACGCCGGATATATTGGTATTCCCCTCACTGTCCAGCACCGGCGTACTGTTCAGCAGCACGCTTTTTAATCCATCCACCGGACCTTCAATCGGCCCTTCACTGATCGCATCAATCACGCTCAGTAACTGCGTGGATTTCAGGTTATCTTTCGCTTCGCGAGGAGTGTGCCCCTTGCTGCCACCTTTACCCATTTATCTGGCTCCATTAACAACAAAACCGCCCGCAGGCGGTTTCACATAAAACGTTTTACATCAGCGACCAATCACCACAACCTGACCACCATTACCCTCATCAGCAGTACTGATACTCTGTGAAATCACACGCGACCCCACACGCATCTCACCATACAGTACCGGTAACGGATTCCCCTGGGCGATCATATTATCCAGCGAGGAAAAAAAGGTGTTCTGTTTGCCGTTATCCGCGGACTCCATGGACGGCGTTTTGATGGCCGGTGTCAGCATCTGCGCTATCCCGCCGAGGATCATACTGGCCCCGGCGGCATACATCCCCGTAAGTGCTGCCGCACCCAGCCAGCCCGCGGGGTTCCACCAGGCTACCGCAACAACCACAGCACCCAGGATGGTCTGAAAAATTCCGCCATGCTTTGCACCGGCAAGCCGGGGAACAATGTGGATCACCGCACCGTCCGGTAACGGCTCATGGAGCTGTGCCGTTACCCCGGACTCGCTGACATCCCGCCCGGCGATACGTACCTGATACCAGCCGTCACTCAGTTTCTGACGAAACGACGGAAGTTGTGTGGCCAGCGCCCGGATGGCTTCAGCCCCCGTTTTCACACGAAGGTCGATGCGGCGGCCAAATCGTTGCAAATCCCCGTAAAGGCAGAGGCGTGCCATGCCCGGTGCCGCCAGAGGGAGTGTGTGCGTCGCTGCCATTTTTCTGTATACCTCTCTCGTTTACTCAGTTGTTCAGGAATATGGTGCAGCAGCTCGCCGTCACCACAGTAAATGGCGGCATGATTCGGCACCGATGAACCAATGCAGCACAGCAACACATCGCCCGGCTGCGCCGCTGACAGGGTGACCGGGTAAAAGCCTGTATCTGCCATGTTGTCCAGGTAAAGATTCTGACCGTTACGCCACCAGTCATCCTCACGATGAAAATCCGGTATCTCAATTCCTGCCAGATGATAAGCGTCCCGGAACAGCGTGTAACAGTCCGTCACCCCGTGATCAAAGCGCCTTCCGGTCAGATGTGGCACGCAGCGGAATTTATGGAGAGCCCCCCGACAGACCAGCCACCACGGCAAATCACTCTGTACCTGCAGCTGACGGTCGGCTTCACTCAGCCAGGGCAGACCACCGGGATGGCTGTGGACCAGCGCCACCACCTCGCCCTGTATTTGTGCCCGCAGCCAGTCTTCCGGTACCATCCGGAAACACGCCTCCGGAGTACCGGAGATATTCACGCAGGGAAGATACCTTTCCCCCTCCGGCGTTCTCACCACGAAGCCGCACGACTCCGCTGGCGCACATCGCCGGGCGTGCGCCAGAATCACTGATTCAGTCTCTGTCATGGATTTACTGCGAAAGTTTATTGATGGAAAGGAAACCGCCAAAGTTACCGACGTTATGACGTGACTTACAGCCACTCAGGCATTTACTGCATTTATCCTTCGTGATATCAGACGTCGGCTGGTCATATTCATCCGCGACAGCCGGACCGTGATAACCGCACTCATCACCGCGATAGGTCCAGGTACAGGTGTTGGCCAGCATGGTACGTCCCGGGAAAACCGCACCGTCTGTCTCCGCTGGCGAGGCCAGAACAAACGTTGCCGTCAACGCCGTCAGATCGCTGCACTGTTCAATACGCCAGTAACTGATCACCTCCTGTTCCGGATCGGCTTCACTGTTTCCGTTAGTAAAATTCACCGCATCCAGAAAACGGGCGTAAACCTTACGCCGGATCACCGTTCCGCCAGCCAGACTCTGTAAATCCTCCACCATCCCGGTAACCATCCCGTACAGGTTGGACACCGTCAGGGTGGGGCGGGCGCTGCTTCCCTTGCCTTTCATTTCAAACCCTGCTCCCTGAACAGGATACACCTCATATTTCCGGCCCTGCCAGGTGACGGCCTCCCCCTTCTCGTTAGGCTCATTACTGAAAAAATAACGCTCCCCGCCAATCTCTGTCAGATCAATTTCCCAGAGTACCAGGCTGGCAGACTGCTCCGTACGGGTACATTCATTCAGTGTTTCCTGCCGGATATCCTGCATCCGTCCTCCTCATACCACGACCTGTTCAAAATTTGCGGTTACCGTGACCCACAGCGCCCCCACACTGGACGACCATTTACGGCAGACCACCCGGACAGGTGTCCAGCCATAAGGCGGTGTCCACTGAAACGCCCTGACCCCACCGTGCCGGGCCAGAAACGCTTCCAGCGCCTGATGCTCCCCTTTACGGACACGGATCGTGACACTGTACGTTGGCAACAGAGGATTCAGTCCCGCCGGACGACGCTGTTCATAACCATCACCCAGTTTAACTGTCACCACTTTGGGCTCTGAATCCACCTTCATATCCGGACGGACTTTCCAGCTAAATATCTCCATCACCGGTATACTCCGCTTAACTGCCCGCCATCACGGGACTGTTGTTGCATAAAATCTTCTGCAGCCCTTTTCCCCAGGTTGTAAACCGCCTGCATGACTTCCGGCCCAATCTGTCCGTTCTGGCCATCATTATTGATCTCGATGTTGTACTGCGGCGCAAACATCACCATCCCCGAACCACAGGTCGCTGCCACAACACCCAGCTTACCGTCAGCCCCCCTGCGCAAGGGCAGGATAGCCTCAGGCCCCGCTTCACCCATCACCCCCGCGCCTTTTGCAAAAGCAAAAAACGTCGGACGGTTAACCACCGTGCCACTGTAGCGACTCAAATCAGCAGACTGATAAACACCACCTTCTGCATTGGTTTTCACATCACCGAAATCAAACCCCATCACACTGCCAATCCCTTTGACAGCCTTCATCATGGTTGCCTGCGCCAGAATTTTTGCCATATCTGACAGCACAGATGAGGTGAAAGATTTGAAATTGAGTTTGCCGGTGGTAACAAAAGTTGCCAGACCATTTCCCATACTACTGAAAGCAGACATAAACATCTGTTCTGCAGTCCCGGCAGCATTATCCGCGTCGGCAGTAAAATTCATGAACGCGCGTTTTGTACCGTTTCTCCACTCCCCCTGCGCAGCATCCATCTGTTGCCAGTAGCGGCGATTCTCATTCAGTTTCCGGTTCAGACTGTCTGTCAGCGTCTGTTCAGCCTTCCGGTATGCGTCAGAACCATACGAGCCTTTCTGCTTACTGTCCCGTTCAAGTTGCTCCAGCTGTTGCTGGTACTGCTGTCGTAGACGCAACTGCGACTGGTACCGCTGCCGTTGCTGATCGCCCATTCCTGCCATGGCAACGTCCAGATCGTGTTGCTGACGCTGTGCGCGCTCTTCCTCAGCCAGTTGACTGGTCAGCTGAATGGTCTTTTTCTTCAGGTCATTGAGGGCAGTCTGCTTCTGCAGCTCCTGCTGTTTTGCATCCAGCAGCGTCAGTGCCTGAATCAGCTCATCCTTGTGAGCCAGTACACTTTTTTCATCTGCTGTCAGTTTTTTACCGGCTAAATCGCTGATACGCTGCTGAAGGGCCAGAAGCTGTTTATGCGCTTCTGTCATCCTTTCAGTAGCCATGCCCGCTGACTGTCTGGCGGCGGCAATCTGTCCCTCCACCTGCGCCTGTTGCTGGCTGTACTGCAGTAATAGCCGGGTGGCCTCATCATTACGGGTGGCAGGCGTTTTTTTCTTAATGGCTTTTTCGTAACGTTCATTTTCACGCTGTATCGCTGCGTCCCTGACCGCCTGATCGGCGTACTGCATGGCATTAATACGCGCAATTTCACGCTGATGTCGTGCTGCTTCCGTTTCGTTCATCCGGTTCAGCGCGGCATTTTCAGCATTCCGGCGTTTCTGCTGCTCCTGATAATTTCGCTCAGCCTGCTCTTTTGCATCCTGCAAATCCTGCTGGCGTTTTCGCTCTTGCAGCGCATCCAGTTGTTGCTGATCGTATTCCCCCGTGGTGGACGCCTTAGTCCACGGAAATTTCTTCGCCCGCTGAATTTTTTCCTGCAGCGACGCAATCTGCGCATCAAGGGAATCTTCCCGACCAATGTTCATGGCCGCATCCCAGAACTGCTTCCACCAGTCAGACAAGGTTTGCAGCGTACTGCCCAGCGCATTGAGGTTATTATCAATATCCGACGTACGTTTACCGGTTTCCTCTGCCAGTGCAGACATGGCTATCCGGGCTGCGTCACTGGTGCGCCCCTGCTCTCCGAGCACACGGATCTGTTCAAGCTGGGTGGCTGTCAGAAAATGCAGTTCATCATCCAGCGCCTTCGCAGCACTGACCGGATCATCCTTCAGCCGTTTAAACTGACTGATGGTGTCACTGACAGACTGCCCTACCGAGCGTTCCATCTGTGCGGCAGCTTTCGCCACCATACCAATATCGTTACCGTGAAATGCACCGCTCCCCACTACCTGCGCCAGTGACCCCGCCATGGCATGTTGCGTGATGCCATTACCGGAAAGATTTTTACTGAGCGCCCACAACTGCCCGGCTGTCACACCGGCATAGTGTCCGGTGAGCTCAAGCTGCCGGTTAAAGGCTTCGCCTTCTTCCTGCCCCTCCATCCAGGCTTTACCCAGACCAATAACCGCAGCAGTGATCCCTCCGATAACTCCCCCCACCGCCAGGCCTTTCGGAGTCATTAATTTATCAATCCAGCCGGCACGGTTAGCCAGGGTGATCCCGGAGCCACGAAGCGCACCGAAATTACCTCGCGCCAGCTCACCAATCATGACCCCCAGCTCCCGACGGGCTGCCGCACTTTTCAGTCCCAGCGAATGTGTGGTGTTTCCGGCTTTCTCCATTTTACGGATGTACACCTCCGCGGCACTGCTGCACCCAAGTTGTGCCGCCTTTGCCCGAAGCAGTTCCGTCGTGGTCATTTTCTGGCGACTTGTCTGTTCTTTCAGCTGACGAATAAATGCGGTTTTCTGGCGGGTGGCCGTTTCCTCTGCCTGTGTCAGAACGCGGGTTTTCGCTGTCACCTCAGAAATCAGGGCCAGATAATCCTGCTGAGCAATCCCGCCACTGTTTCTGGCCTGTCGGATCTGCTGCTGAATACGCTGTAACTCCTGCAGCCCCGCACTGGCCTGTTTTACGCTGTCGATCTGACGATAAAATGCGGCAGCCATCTTATCCTGCGCCGCAGCCAGCGCAGCCGCCTGAACCTGCTCCTCCCGCATCTGACGACTCAGGGCCTCCATCCGCAGGCGCGCCCTTTCCACATCTTCCGCCAGCGAAACATGCCCCTGCGCATGCTTCACCACGGCCTGAGTCTGTATCACCGTCGCGCTGGCAGCCTGTTTCTGACTTTCCTCAAACCGTTTCATACGGGCTTCGGCCCGCTCCGCCTCCCTTGCTGTACCATTCAGCAGATTTTTTACACGCGGAAGCTGCTCTTTAAAATCGGCGGTATCAATGCTTAAATCAATGACAAGGTCAGCAATCTGGTCCAAATCTCATTCCTCCCGATATACCTTCCCCCAGATGCATCAGCTCTTCATCCGTGCGTTCAGGGATCACCCTGTCATCCGTAACCAGACTGAAATCATCCGCCGGAATACGTTCACCGGACACCATCTGAACCATCAGCGACTTCAGTGTGGAAATCTGTGCATCCAGCCAGATATCCCCGAAACTCTGCTTCCGGAAGAAATCCCCCCATTCGCCCAGTTCTGACGCTGACATTTCTGATAACATCCGCCGCCAGTCTGCCCGCCGGAACTCACGGGCAAGCTGCATCACAAACTGCATCTCCCGCGTCAGGACTTTTCCGGTGTCAGGGGAACCTGTTCACCGTTCTGAACATCACCGGTGGAGACCGGCATACCACTCAGGGATAAAACCAGACTGCCCCCGTCGCCAAGCGCGTCATAAGACCAGGTGTTTTTTACATCCTCATTCAGCGCATCCACATCCTGTGACGGGTCCGTATTCCACATTGACCGGGAAACCAGCCAGGCATTGATATCCATCCCCATACGCAGAAATTCAATCTGACGATCCGCCACCGGCATGGCATCATCCAGGGCGTCAAACTCAGCTGTCCGTTTCTGGACAAACGCCAGATACTCCACCCGCTGAAGTCCGGATAATTCTGTCAGTACCACAGACTGATTACCGTAGTTAAATGTGTCCTGTTTCAGAAACATGTCCCCTCCGTAAACAAAAAACCCCGGCATACCGGGGTAAAAAACAGACTGCCAGGTTAATCACCATTAACGGTAATACCGGCCACAGCAACCTGCGCACCACCCGCAGTCATCCCCACAATCGAGGTGCTGCCCGCTTTCACACCTTTCACCGTGGCCACCATGCCACTCAGCGTAACCGTGGCGATATCAGGAGATGATGACGCCACGCTCACCGTTTTATCAGAAGCATCTTCCGGTACTGTGCTGAATGTCAGCGTCGTCGTTGCCCCCACTCTGACACTGGCGGAAACCGGCATTACTGTCAGCCCGGTCACCCCCACAATTTCAGTCCCCTCCTCAGCCAGATACGGACGCCCCACACCGCTGATTTTAACCGTACGGGTCATCACATCTTTTGACGTAATGGTTTTACCCAGCGAACTCAGCCAGCCGCGGAACACATCAACGGTACCGTTAGGGTATTTAATGCGGAATGCACGAACTTCACCGGAATCAAACAACTGAATCAGTTTTTTCTGTCCGCTGTCACCCGGACGCCAGGCCAGCGTCGCGGATGTATCACCAACAGATTTTTGCCCCTGAGTTGTCGTTTTCCAGTCAGCATTTTCATCATCGAGATAATCGTCATCTTCCGCATCTGCAGTCATTTCCCCCGGCTGCAGATCCTTCACCATCGCGAGGCGCAGCCAGTCCGTATCTGACAAAGGATTCGCAAATGCGTCGCCCTTGCCGGTATACATCCAGAACGTCGTCCCCGCCCCTTTCATTTTTTCAAGTGGATTCGGTGTCGTCATTTCCCACCCCTTAATTTGTATATGTGATTTGATACGTGATTTCCGCCATCGCCCATGTTGCCATATCGTTATCACGCTGATAGTTAAATCCCCGTGGGATCATGGTATCGATAAGGCCGTAAAGCGCCGGAATATCCTCCAGTGCCGGGTAAATAATGTTGTCCATCCACGTATCCAGATCAGAATCCGGTGCCTGTGCGCGGATAAAGACGGCGACATGCAGAACTGCCAGCCAGTCATCCTCATCCGTCATTTTTCCGGTGTACTGTGCATCACTCAGCCACACCGCCACGGCAGGCAGCTCCTGCGCATCAATAAAGGCAGGAAGGCCGTCAAACAGGACGGTCTTCTCCCCGCACGTCGTTTTCAGGCGCGACAATACGGCCTGACGAATTTGTGTGTGTCGGTTCATCGGGTCAGATATAACCTCAGTTGGTGTTTCAGGGCATACCCCAGCTGTTTCGGCATCTCGTTATCAATGACGCTTTTACGGGCATCCTCAAATGCCTGTGTCAGCGCTCCGGCCAGCGGGATTTTCACAACCTCCACAGGTAGACGATTTTTTTTCGGTCTGCCCTGATGGTCGCGCCCTGTTGCGAAACGCGCTTCAGGAAGACGTCTCAGAACATGCCAGCGACCATTCGCCAGTTGCCGGATAAACGCGCCACGGAAAAAATATTTCCCCACCCTCAGCCCGTCACCGGCACGCCGTCGCGTTGTGTTCAGTTTGATGGCGGGAAGGTTGCCACGGTTAATGCGGATCCTGGCATACATTTTTCCGGAAGGGCTGGCACTCAGCATCCTGACGCGCCCCCTGACCAGTTTCAGGGGGATCCCCTTCATCTGGTTATCACCGGCTACGGTATCGCGGGCAACCTGTCGGGTAGCCTGAGAAATGGCTTTCTGTGCCACACGATTTATTGCCCAGGCGCTGGCCTGTGGCACCATACGGGTATCAAGGATGTCCAGATTACGGATGGCGTTTTCAAGACCTTTCATAATATCGCCCCGTACTGATATCACCCCGGGAACTGTCACACCGTTGCAGGCGGATATAACAGCATCCCCCGTCGTCCTGAGTAATGCGATCCACCCGAAAAAGATCCCCACCAACCTCCAGCGTATCCAGACGGCGCAGTCCCGTAATATCTGCTGTTTTCACAAACAAAGACGGTGAAGAATCTTCAAACCGTACTCCTCCGGCAACGAACGAAATTTTTTCAGGATCATCAAAAACACCCCTGAGTGTTTTTCCTTCAAGCTGACCGGACGTAATTACCGCCGTAATCCCCATATGACAAAGAATGACCTCGTCAGCCATGGCGACGGCGGCATCAAACGGATTATCGAAATCTGCCACCTTTCCCCCACATTCAACACATTTTCACGAGGCCACTTTCTACCATGCTGGCTGCCACCACGGCAGATACACGAAACACTTCTCCCGGACGTACAAATGCCACGGGGTTATCCCGTGTGGCGTGGAGTGCATTGACATGTAACATCACCACAGCTTTGACCATGACCATATCCACAGAATTTCGGTTCTCACTCTCCCCACGTTCGGATCGTGTTTCGTTTTTTTGTTGTGGTTCTTCATCATCCTTATACAGGCCGTCTGAACCATCACTTAATTCTTCTTCCCACTCCGCCAGACGTTGTTCAAGATCAGCTTTAGAGCCTGAAATATCGGCATCGCGCCCGAGTACTGCCGCCAGCTCCTGAAGACGCGCTGTTATTTCTTCTTTTGTCATCACATCTCTCCTGTGCGATAAAGAAAAAGGCGGGAATATCCCGCCTGACCTTATTTCACCTGAACTACCACAAACGCGTCCGGATCCGGCAACACCATCAACGGCGCAGACTGCGTCATGGTATATTCGCACCCCGGGTCCCCCACCTCTAACCAGTGTTTCGGATAACGAATTGCAGAGGTGATCCCTTCACTCAGCGCCTGGTTATCCTGGATTGCGCCATAACAACGGACACCCTCCACCTGAGTGTTTCCAAGAATCAGTGTGCCTTCCGGCAGATAACGCTGCTCATCCCCGTTTTCATCAACATACGTTGTTTTCGCCACCATGATGGCCAGATCACCGTAATAACCTTTAAAAGAAACCACGGAACCCAGATCTTTCAGCGCGGTTTCCAGTTCAGATTTTGAGCCACGGCGGGTATCCAGTTTTTCACGAAACAGCTTAAAACCGTTCAGCATACGCCAGACAGTACCGTCCATAATCGCAATATTGATGGTACCGGAAGCAAAATCGCAGTACGCATCCAGATCATGCGTCGGATCAAAGGTGTCAGCATTCTGTTTTGACCATTCGCGTCCCCCTGCCTGCGTAATGTTATTGGCGGCAGAACGACCAAAATCCACTTCCACCGTCTCAAACTGTTCACCGCTCATGGTGTACTTACCCTGCAGAACAGCGCTGACCGCCTGCATTTCTTCCACCTGCACAATCGCTTGCTCTTCCTGTTTCAGGTTGTCAGTCAGAATACGCAGGCGACGGTAGGCCGGGTCATTAAGACGGGCCGGATCTTCCCCCGGAAGACGCTCCACCGCCTGCTGATAATCCAGCCGGTGTTTTGGTTTAACATAGCCGGGGCGTAACACGCGGGTTTCACCACCACGACTGCGCAGTACCTTACCTGACACAACCGGAGACACATATGCCGCAACCGGTGTTTTTCCGGTGATTTTATCCAGCATCACTTCCTGAGTATGGAAAGTGACCGTACGACGAAAAAACAGCTCCAGAAACAGCGCACGGAATTTCACTTTCTGCTCGGTGTAGCCGAGCAACTGACGCGTGGTAAATAACCCCATAATTGACTTTCCTTTAAAAACACAAACGGGCCGCATCACGACCCGTTTTTTCAGTTAATCACTTCACCATCAGGCGTGGCTGATGGCACTTCCCACAAACGCGTTGGCTTTTTTCACCGCATCCACCGAATCCGGCCAGACCAGCGATTCGGTGGCAAACGTACCGCTTTTGTAGTACGTCAGTGTGGGCTCGGTCCCGGCCAGCGCCAGTACCAGCACCCCCACAGCCGTTCCGGCTTTCTGACCATCCCATGCCACCAGTTTTCCGCTGGCGTCATCCAGCATCAGTGGCGTCAGTGAAGGCGTGGCAACACTGATACCACTGGTACCTGTTGCGGTATATACCGGATCGCTTCCGGCAAAAATGCGCCCGTCCGCGCGCTTTTCTGTGGTGGTTTTAATCATTTTCTCAGTCTCCTGATTTATCTGAATCACGGATCCCCGCTTACGGCATACTCATCAGCAGTTCTTCTTCCCCGTTCCCGGCAGTTCCGCCACCGGAAACGGCACTGGCGGCATGCTGTGCCATGAAGCGCTCAAAAAGTGTTACCTGTGACGGTTGCGATACTGATGGCGCAGCTGCCAGCAGCGTTTTCGCCTGCTCCACTGTCATTCCAGGTTGTTCAGCCAGCGCCTGTGCCAGTTTTTCGCGTCCTTTTGCTTCCGGCAACGCAATAATTTGATCGCCGGTACTTGCCGTACCGGTTGCCGGTGCCGCTACCAGTAGCATTTTCGCCTGTTCCACCGTCATTCCCGGCTGTTCAGCCAGCGCCTGTGCGAGTTGTTCACGCCCTTTTGCTTCCGGAAGTGCCATAATCTGCTCGCCGGTACTTGCCGCACCGGAAACCGGTGCCGCTGCCAGTAACGTTTTCGCCTGCTCCACCGTCATTCCCGGCTGTTCAGCCAGCGTCCGTGCCAGTTGTTCACGCCCTTTTGCTTCCAGAAGTGCCATAATCTGATCGCCTGTGCTGTCAGTACCGGCAACCGGTGCTGCCGCCAGTAATGTTTTTGCCTGCTCAACTGACATTCCCTGCTGACCTGCCAGCATCTGCGCCAGTTTTTCGCGTCCTTTCGCCTCCTGACAATTCAGGATCCCCATCACGCGCTGATTTTCCTGGGACACCGCTTCAGCAACGGTGAGATTTTTTGTTGTCATCGTATTCTCCTGTGTAACAGAGTCGTTCAGAGCAGAAACCATTACATCAACGGCATCTGCAGCATTAATCAGTTGATCAGCCAGGCCTATATCAATGCCTGCCTGACCGTCATAAACGGTAGCCTCGGTATTCATCACCGCCTCTGAACTCAGCCCCGTATAAAGCGCCACCTTGTCGACAAACATCCGGCGGGCCTCATCAATACGGCGCTGAAAATCCGCACGCACACCTGTCGGCAACGCCTGAATACTGTTGCCGTCAACCTTGTGCTGCCCGGAGTAAATCAGCGTGATATCCACGCCTTCCTGTGCCAGTTGTTTCTCGTAACTGGTGTGCGCCATCATCACACCAATCGAACCAATTTTTGCCGTCTGCGTGACCAGCCGACGCGTACAGGCCGCCGCCAGCAACATGGCGGCTGAACAGGCCATGTCATTACACAGCGCCCACACGGGCTTCTGTTCCCGCAGACGGTAAATCATGTCAGCACAGTCAAACGCCCCGGCAGCCTGACCACCCGGACTGTCGATATCCAGTAAAATGCCGCGTACATCCGGGTCGTTCACCGCTGACTTAAGACGGGCAGTCAGACCGTCATAACCGGTCATACCGGAATATGGCCGCAGGGTACCCATTTTATGTACCAACGTGCCGCTCACCGGCAGAATGGCAATACCATTTTTCACCTGGTAACTCTTTACCGGACGCGGACCACCAGTCATATAATCGGTAACCGCCAGCTGCATACCATCGGCATCAAGCTGAACGGCCTGCTGCGGAACGGCAAGGTTGCCCGCCCCCATCTCCTTACCCAGTGCGCAAAAGAAAACCCGCGCATAGGCGGGTTCCAGTAAAAGCGGCTCATTAAATGCCATCGCGGCAATATGTGATAAATTACAGCGCATCGCCTTTTTCTCCCGTTGTCTGTCGGATCTGCTGTTGAAACGCGTTCTTTATCCAGACCGGACGCGGAAGACCGGCAGCCTGTCGCTCCTGAGTTTCCCGTAGCTGCTGGCGGAAAATCTCCTGATAGTCATCCCCCATCAGGGCCAGCTCTTTCTCGTATGTACTCAGGCCGCCTTCAATGCGCATCACCGCTTCCTGCACTTCCTTAAGGCCATCAATCGCCATACGACCGGCACCAATCCACTCGGCACGGCACCACCCGGAACGAGCCTCCCAGAATGAGAAACGGGATTTCGGCGGACGGATCACACCACGAATAAGGGCTTCCTCCAGCCAGCAGGCAAACATCTGTGACGCCAGGCGACTGGCCACAAATTTTCGTTTTCCCATAAAATACCGCCACGACTCATTGGCGGATGCCCTGGCACTGGAATAACTGACCTGTGAATAATCCCGGGAAAGCTGCTCATACGACACACCCAGTCCGGCAGCAATGTAACGTAACAGCGCCTTTTCCAGTTCAGAAAAACCATTATCCGCATTCTGGGCTGTCTGCAGATTCAGTGAATCTCCCGGGTAAAGATGCGGAATACGGACCCCGCCCAGTTTTACCGTATTGGTGGCGTAATAACGCGCGTAGCCTTTCATGATGGTGTTCAGGGGATTTTTACCTCCATCTCCCACCCCGGCGATATATTCAAACGCTTTTTCCGAATCCAGTGTGGATTCAATCGTGGCGGCATACATGGCGCGAACCACCGCCGACTGCAGTTGCGTGGCCTGCAGTGTGTCGAGCATCTTGAGACGCTCCATTACAGAATAAAACTGGTTGGCCCCGCGGGTCTGCCCGTCTTCCTGTGGCTGAAACACATGGATCATTCCCGGTCGTCCGGAAGGCAGTGTTGCCGTAATTCGTGTCCATTTACTGACACCGTAGCCGGGCCAGTCATCATCCTGAACATGGTAGGCCAGCGCTTTTCCGTGTCGGTTTATTTCCACCCCGGCACGCATAAAACGATCGCCGGTACCATAACCGGGTGTACTGACACGCTTCGGGCTGATGGTTTTGAATTTCGTCCGGAATAATGACGTGGATTCCGCATCCCATACGGGCTGGACAAAAATTTCACCGTTAAACGTATGGACCCCCACCCCTTCACGAATAAATTCGGTAAACGAACGACGCCCTTCCACATCCATCGTACCAAACACCGGATCGCAGTATTCCATCCACGCCGCCTCAACATCTTCAATAAAAGCATGTGAATCTGCTTCCGACATCCCCAGCCAGCGCCAGTTGGGACGGTAACTCAGACGAAACATGTGCCCGACAATATGATCCTTATGAATTTCCACTGCATTCGATGCAATACCGTTGTTACGGACCAGCTCATCCGCGCGGGCGTTACCCAGATGAATGGAAGGTAAGAGCGCCACGTCGGCACTTTCCGGTGCAGGCAGCCATTCTGCCATTTGCCCACCGAACCCGGAACCACCACCAGAATATCCCATGCTTTGCCGTAAAGGCTGCCCATGAATATCCACCAGTTCCCCGTTCACAGCCCCACTCCTGCCGGGCCACGACGCCGTCCGGATACACCCAGCGCACTTTCCAGCTCTTCAATATACTGACGCAGTTCACCAATTGTCGCCCGCGAATACTGAACCTGACGCCCGTCCTTGCTGACGGAAACCACAGCACGTCCGATCATCAGTTCATGTAACGCCCGGCGGGCATCGCATAGCATTTCATGCGTATAAATCATCACTTATCCTCCACTCAGAGCAGCCGCGATTTCTTCAATAGTCATTTCATCGTCGTCCTGTTCATCTCTTCTGGCGCGGGCCAGTGCATCCAGATCCAGTTGCCACCGCTGAACGGAAATGCGCAGCGCTGCATAGGCATACACCAGACAGTCCAGAGCTTCATTACGCCGTTTTCTGGCATCCCACTGGAGTTTCACCCGCCCGTTCACAACTTTTTCAACCAGCTCTTCTGCCACGAGTTGTTTAGCTTCAACATCAGAAAAAATGTCCGGGTTATCCGGAAAACGGAAGGTATACGGTGCGGCTTCACTGGCAGATACCACCGGCAGGGCAAAACGCGCATACAGCATTTCCTTGACGGTATCGGAACCCACCTCACACAAAAACACCCCACGCTGGTTTCGCTTTTTTGGCATGGTGATCACCGGCTTGCCGTACACCGACGCCCCTTTGATGGGGAGCACAAAAAAAGTGCCGTGTTTTCTGGATCGCTGATACACAATGTCCTGGTCAATACCACCGGTATCCCAGCAGACGCGGGAAATGGAAATTTCAGTGCCATCTGCATGACGGTATTTTTTCCGGATCACGGCATCAACGCGTTTAAGGGTGTCCTCATCTTCCGGTCTCCCCATGATGATCTGCTTGTCAATCAGAAAAGCTTCTTCGCCAGGAGCCCAGCCCCAGACATAAATCTCATAACGGTTTTTCTGAGAGTCGATCCCTGCGGTCAGGTAAACCACCCGCAGGGGAACCTGCGCATCATAGTGGCAGACTTTTTCCAGCAATAACTCAAAGCTCAGTTTTTCTGCCACAGCCTCTTCATAAGGCTCCCCCAGCGTGGTGTTAATGAACGTCTTGACGCCATTCGGATCCTTCAGTGCATCAAGCCAGTCATAAACAATCTGTACCCAGGTGGTGAACGGGCTGTATGCCGTCCAGATGTGGTACGAGATTGAGCGCGGTGGCGGGATTTCCTCATCACCGGCGCTGTAAAATGTCAGACCGTCACGCGTCCACATCCCGGTATTGTCACAAATCCACCGCCCGTCGGTCTGGTCAAGTTCCGACTGACGGATCACGCAGCCATTATGTTCACACAGGTAATACACCGTCTCCGGTTTGCCCTTCTCCCATTTCAGGCCAAAGGTTGTCGCATCATCGCCAAACTTCAGATACTGGGCTTCACCACAATGAGGGCATGGCACATAAAACCGCATAAAATGTGCAGATTCGTTCGCGGCTTTTTCAATCTGGCAAAAACCTTTAATTTTGGGCGTTGAGCCGCGTATGGATTTAGGCCATACCGAACCTTCGATACGCTTATCGCCAAGCAGAGTTGGTGAACCTTCTTTTTCCACATCCGGTTCAAACGAGGAGAGTTCGTCATAGCAGACCACATCCACAGATTTTTCACGGTAGTTTTTGGCAGCAGCTCCGCCCAGACACCAGAATCCCACACCGGAGGAGAAACGTTTCAGGGTAAGCGTGTTGTCCCGATGTTTTCTGCCAAACCACGGAGCCAGCTCCAGTAATACAGGAACGTCTCTTATCGTTGGTTCGACATGGGATTTCATAAAATCTTCTGCCGCAGAATCTGTCGGCTGAAAAAGCAGGCTGTTACGGGATTTGTGTTCAATAAAATAAGCCTCCACCCCCAACAGCATTTTGGTGTAACCAACACGCGCCGATTTAATCAGATTAACGGTGCGGATCCGGTCATTCCCCATGCTGTTCATGATGGCAACCTGAAACGGCAGTGTTTCCCATTGCCCGGGAGTATATGAAGACTCTTTTGGCAGATAATAATGCTGATCAGCCCACTGAACTGTCGTCAGTGGTACCGGAATATTGAGAGATACAAGCCCTGTTGCTATCGCACCGGCTGCATTAGCTGCCTTCTGTGCGTCTGAAATCATCAATCCACCCGCCTACGTTCTCACCAGCTTTAGCTGCAACGTTGGAGGCTTTTGCGATTTCAGTTTTCACCACATCAAGGTGTGACGGTGAAATATCCGGATATTTACGCTGTAATGTCAGCGGCACACGTACAAGTATCCCCGAAATCTCCTGTGCCACACGTTGCAGAATGAAGGTAAACAATTCCGTTTCCAGTACCAGCCCTTCTTCGCGGGCATTTTTCAGTTCCTGTGCATCAGCCTGTGCTTTTGTGAGTCGGTAGCGCTCATAGTCAATGGTGCCGGGTTGTAAATCTGATTCCGCAGCCGCACGCAAATCCTCGGTCTCTTTGCGGAGTTTTTCGTTTTCAATATCGGCTTCGCGCTGCGCATACCACTGAATTGCCATGGCGGTATCAAATACAGATTCAACCCCCTTACTACCACCAGAGACACAAGAGAGCCCCTGAGACTGCCAGCGTTCAATCGTTCGTGGATCCACGTTGAAAATTTCCGCGAGCTTCTTTTTATTAACCTTCATAAAACATTTCCATATCAAATGCAGGGTCCGACATGGAAGTGCTCAAAAACGTCTTTTTCGGGCACTTTCATGTCGGACCTTTTACGGATGTGATTGATGAAAAAACAATGAGTTATACACGAGAAGTACCGACACGCTTTTTCCCGAAAAATTTTCATAAATAGCGAAAATCCGCGCCGCTGCCGCCCCGTGGCAGGCCACCCCACCGGAAGGACCCGCACAAATGAGAGCGTTTATCATTAACATTTACAGATAAGATGACGTACATCATTGAAACGCCATTCAGCCATATACCGGCAGCATTCGTAGTTGCACTCCGTAACTCTGCGACTAAGGTTAAAAACATGGCCCTCTTTTGCCACCGGCAAATCTTCAATGGATTTCCCCTGCCGGTTTTTTATTTTCGTCGATGCATAACATTGCATTTACATCAATAGCGGCTATTGTCATTAGTATGTTGCATCAATGCATGGGTGGTATTGGCGGTCTTCGCCGGCCGGTTCTGTGTAGCTGCTCCCTGTGACCGGTTTTTTATTTCTCACATTATCGCAGCCCCTCAGTGTGAAGGGCTGCTGTAATGCCGCAATCTTTTTTAACATGAAAAAGGCCGCATAGCGGCCTTTATGGTTTATTGACAATTGATTAAGACGTGTGGCACTTATTGGCACACCAATAGCAACCATTCACCCGGGAATATCCTTTGGCCTTTGCCTCTGTTACCGCCGAAGAACAATCACTATAGTAACCAAGGTAATCGCGGTTAGCTACAGCAGGAAGATATGAACATTCCTCAGCATGCACCTCATGATCGCCATTGCTCTGAGCATTTTTGTTCACGTAATAGTGTTTAAAAACCATTGTATAACTCCATGTTGACGCTGATATTCAGCATTAACATGCTATATCACCAATTACACAAACATAAGCTTGTTATTTCAATTAGTTGATAACGATCACCACTGAACTTTGGCCTTGCGAAATTCAAATGTTTTTCTGACTATTATTGGGCTGATAAACAGATATTATTTGAGCGTTTTGGTTCATTACATAAGCAATATCTCCATCTTTCAGAATGACTTTCCCATCCTTTCCCGATACGGCAATACTCCGCTGCTCTGGATGATAGCCAATGCTACGCCCGCAATGGATCTCTTCCCCACCATTTTGAGACATGACTTTTACAGTTAACATTTTTCTGCTCCTATTTAGATGCCCTTTCCATCCGGGCCACTGTTCAAAGTAAATTTAGATTCAACAATATTCTGCTCTTACAGGCGATCAGTTCTGCATACACTGCCTGGCACTTTCGACAATTTCGCAGACCTGCGAGGCCGTATCGAAAAGCTGGCGCACCTTATCCAGGCTAACGCATCCCACCAGGAAAAACGACACCAGTATCGCTACCAGTGCCCATTTCGCCGCCGTTCGCGGCATTCTGTGTGTCCAGTGTTTTCGGCTCATAAACCACCTGGTTATTAGCGCTTCAACTGAAAGTGAGGCCCGTCTTTCAGCGTTTTCCAGTCCCCGCCCCATTCGATGGCGATTCCCAACTCTGCGCCAGCCTGCTTAAATGCCTGCGCGATTTTCTCGTACAGAGGCCAGTCCCATGACACCTGGCTGCCAACGTAGGCAACAACATCCACCGCATCACCGGTCAGGTGGCGGCTGTTCATGGTCTGGCTTTTCCCTTCCGCGACCAGCTGCTTCTGGCGATACTTACTGCGCAGGCCTTCCGTAATACCGAAATCAACCTCCGTCAGCTCCAGCGCACGGCGAACAACAGCAACCAGCTGTGGTTTGACGCCCTCCAGATTTTTCTCACTTCGACGACTGAATCTGAATTTACCGGGCATACTCACCTCCGTAATGAAAGGATTTTTGATACGTTCCCGCGTGCTCGTATCACCAGCACGCAGAACACCAGGTTAATCAGGACGACCAGCCAGTTACCGGGTGGAAAGCGACCACACAGATAACAAAGCGGCGCAAAGGCATAAAGCAGCATCAGCAGCCAGGCCAGCCACGACATCAGCGGTTTATGTCTCGACTCACCACGACGATAAAAAAAGAGCGTCAGCACGATAACCGTGCTTAACACCACATTCAGTAATCCGGGAAGGTTACTTAACATTACCGCCTCCACCCCGCAGACGGGAGAACAGCCCGGATACCAGCGATGCGATATCCTGCTGGTGGATGAATGAGAGAATCTTCACCGACACCACCGATACCAGTACCGCGCAAAGCGCGTCGAGAGATGTGCTGTGAAGATTCAGTTTTTCAACCAGGTAAGACGCCATCACATCCGCCCCCAGCACGCCAACAATGAACGACACCAGAAAATGCGCTGCCACACGCCAGACAGAAATCTGCTGTGGTATCGTGGCCACAAACAGCGCCCCTGCGAATGCACCAAACACAATCCCGAAATCCGTTCCGGTAAACAGCCCGAATACTGTCGCCCCGCCGAGCGCCGCAGCCGTGCCGGAACCGGACAAGGGTTCAGACATACGTTTTTCTCCTGTAAATAAAAAAGGGCCTCTGTCGGCCCGTAAAAAAACACCCCGTCAAAGGCACCCGCAGATACCTTTTGTGTGGCGCTATCTGATGTGATGTGCGCCAGGCGTGGCGCGGATATGAAAAAGGCCCGCCGCAGCGAGCCATATGCATAGGTAAAAAAAATGCCCACACATAAGGCGGGCTAACGCAATGTAATGATGAAACAGAGTTTACTTGTATAGATGTTATAAGAATGCGCCGTCAGCCTGCTGTGCAAACTGGCAAATCGTAGGCCCGGAAACAGACAACGACGCATTCTGGTATCACCTCATCCCTGCAACATGCAGGGATGACTACAAAAAAAGCACTGAAACTGTAGGCGGTCAGGTCTACAGAATGAAAAACAACAAATCCACCTGCCAGGTCTGTTCTTCACGAAAATTCGCCAGTGCTGATAATAAAGCTATGACTCATCAGTTTTACTGGAGAGCGGGTGGCGAGAATCGAACCCACATCATCAGCCTGGAAAGCTGAGGTAATAGCCATTATACGATACCCGCATACTGTACTGGCTTCCGGAATCACACGAATTACCAGGAAAGCCAGCACTGGTCCTTCAGACGATAGTAACGCCCCTGTGAACACAAAAATAACCGTCTTCCGGACCAGTCAGAATACTAACGACAGTTTTTCAGACATCAAAAATATATTTGGTGTTCAGTTTTAAATATGTGTATACATCTGTATCAGAAATATACAACTTATATCATCACTGAATTAAAAATCTTTCGTGATTTCTCTGACCGTCTGATTAAAACGTTCCTCTTCCAGTTCCACGCCAATCGCCCTGCGTCCCAGCGACAGTGCCGCTTTTATTGTCGACCCCGACCCCATAAAAAAATCTGCGACCAAATCGCCTGGACGGCTGCTGGCAGTAATTATCTGACGCAACATATCCGCCGGTTTTTCACAGGGATGTTTACCCGGATAATACTGCACGGGCTTGTGCGTCCAGACATCCGTATACGGAACGGCAGCCGATACGGAAAAATAACGCCGCAGGGATTTGTACTCATCCAGCAGGCTGGCATATTGCCGGTTCAGTTCGCTGTATGTGCTGACCAGCTGGTGGGGTGGCTGCTCCAGTTCACCGCGCTGGTGTTTTTCTGCCGCAACACGCGCAAACAACGCCTGCAGTTTACTGTAATCGGCCTCATTCGGTAACTGCCACTGACTGGTACCAAACCAGTGCGAAGCCATGTTTTTCTTTCCGGTGGCTTCAGCTATCTGTTTTGACGTTATCCCCAGTAATTCACGCGCATCACGGAAGTAAGAAATCAGCGGAGCCATCACGTGCTGTTTAAGCTCGCGCCCCTTTGCTGCATAGCCGTCATTTTTTGGCTGGTATGGCCCCTGATAATGTTCAGCAAACAGAATGCGCTCTGTTGCCGGGAAATATGCCCGTAAACTTTCCTTATTGCACCCGTTCCAGCGTCCGGACGGCTTCGCCCAGATAATGTGGTTCAACACATTAAAACGTTCACGCATCATGAGTTCGATATCTGATGCCAGTCGATGGCCACAGAACAGGTAAAGACTTCCGGCAGGCTTCAGTACCCGCCAGAACTGTGCAAGACACTGGTCCAGCCATTTCAGGTAATCATCGTCCCCCTTCCACTGGTTATCCCAGCCCTCGGGCTTCACTTTAAAGTATGGCGGGTCTGTGACTATCAAATCGACAGAGTTTTCCGGTAAGGTCAGGATAAATTCCAGGCAATCAGCGTTGACTAACTCACAGCTGGATATTTTTACAGTATTAGCCATAGATCAATAAGCACTTCTCTGATAGGCTCATACCGCTTTTGCGCAAAGCAGATGGGCCTGAGGTTTGCTTGTGACCCCAACGCATGAGCAGATGGCTGGCAGGTGCCGCTAACACCCACCAGCCGCCCATTACCACAAATTAAAAAGCCTTCACTGAGGAAGGCGTCTGTAACAACCGAACTGATAATCTGCCAGACCCGCCATAACAAGCTGGGTCAGTATTAACTGGCAGCGTTCGCGTGAAAGGTAAGTATTCTGCGCAATTTCCCCAACTGTTGCCGGTTCAGTGACGCTTAATTCATTAAACACCACTCTGGCTGTTTCGGTCATATCCTGCTGTTTTAGCATGTCTTTTTCTCTTTATTGGTTAACGTGACATACCAATAACTCTTGTCGAAAAAGCCAGCAAGCTGAAAGACCGGTATTAATAACCACCTGCACATTTTATGTACCGAACCATTTTTCTGGCATAAAAAACCTCTCAATGGCGGGCGGTAAAAATCTTTGTTACTCAAGAAATTTTAACGCACTCTGACTGTATTAATTTCAAAATCATTAATATTTCCGCTATTAAATATAACGAATTTCTTACCCCCACTCCTGTATGATTTCGATAACACCAGACGAGCATCATAACGCGCAATAATGTAATACCATACATTCTCATAGTGGATCGCCTGATATTCCCTCTTAAACTGTGGTTTGTACCAACCGGCAATGAGAGAGAATGCCCAGAAATAAATCATAAACCCAGCCATCATGAACTCAATTCGGTGATGGCGAATAAAAGACATTTCCGAAAAACATTTGACTGAAACAAGTCTTCTTCCAGACCTGACAAAAAGCGTGATTGTAAAGGCAGCAAGAATGCAGAAAATCAGTACATCTGGCTCAACATGCTGATGAATTACCGAAAACTCCAGAACAGGTGGAATAAAAAGCAGCAATATCGCGAGAAAAAGCCGGATAAAACTCAAATTTTGTATATTGCGCTTTTGTTTTATGCCCAAAAAGAAAATAATACCAACTCCCCATCCAATAAGGAATATAACGATAACTGTCACAGCATAAAACAAACTTCGTGCTACATCATCGACACCAGCCCCGACAACCCACCATGGAAAGCCATAGTAAAATGAAGTACCCCATCCATAGAAATAAGCGCTTCCCCATCCTAGACAGCCCATATAAGCAACAAAAAGTGAAGAGTTTCTGAGCAGAGCACTGTCATCCATAGTAACACCATTAACAACTCAAAAATATCAACACATATTACATAACAAATTGGATTCCATGCAGTCAAGGGGCGTCATTGATGGAGAAAGTATTGGCACAATCATCATCACGTTTAATGTCTATGCCATTTTTTTGGGGATAAAAAAACCCGCTCGGTCACGGGTTTTACTAGCTTTGCCATCACGTATAAAAACGGCAAAATATCAGATTCACACGAAATATATGCCTTTTTATCTACTTTTGCAATACTTTGCTATGAAAATGCCGCCTTTTGTTTTGAACGTGTTCCCTCCACCAACAATAAAGCTTCACCATCCAGCCGATGAAAAATGTGTTTCATTGCAACCCAGTGACCAGTAAATGTCTTGGACCAGTTTTTGGTTGTTACTCCCACCAGTAACGCCAGTTCCTGGTATTCGTAACCTTCCCCACCAAAAAGCTCAGCTTTTACCGCCTGCGCCGCCAACCAGATCAACGTCTTCAGGCGCACCAGAGTTTTTCCTGCAATTTTTCTGGTACCGGATTGAGCATTAAATTCAGTCCACGCCCACTGCGTTATCGCGATCTGATGCTCCCAGCAAATGCTACCGCTGTAACACCACAGCAGCCAGGCTTTATGATGTTCTTCAAGAGACAGAACGGCGCGTCGCCATGATGATGTCGAAAACTCAACCGGACTGACCAGGGCAATTGATGAACCTTTCGCCAGCGATTGCTTTCCCGGGATCGGTGGATTATCCAGCGTTACTATTTTTCCAGTGACCTTATCGCGGTACCGGATTTTTTTACGTCTGTAACGCCCTGTATTGAACATGGCATTCTCCTGCCAGGCTTCAAGCTGACCTTTTGTTGCTCCACTCAAATCAGCGGTGGCGATCATGAGCTGCTCACGCACAAACTGTAAATACTGGTTATTCATGCGCACTCCAGTTCTGTGATTTTTATCCCCAGCCGCCCACCCGGAACGAGCTGACCACGCACAATATTGATTTCATCAAACTGCTCGTCGTCTATGAGTAATCCGGCATGGGTCAGTGCATCCAGTGGTGCTTTCAGGATATTGTCCTGGTCACGACGGCGCTTATCCGGTGGCTCTGCAATAATCTTTATCGCCAGCCTTCCGGACAGGTTTAATTTCAGCCGCTGCTGGCGAACAATAAGCGCCACATCCCGGCGATAACGCTCACCGGCTTTTGATACAAAATATGCGCTGCCACGACGCCGCCAGTAGGTGTTCACCGTCGGCGGATAAGGCAAAACAAACTCTATACGCATCAGTAACCTCTTTTACCCAAGCACGCCGGTTGCAAAGGCGTGATCAAGAAAACGAAAAATTAAATCAACCTGAGAACCATGCTTTTCTTCGAACGCCAGCGGATCCGCATGAAGTTCGTTGTGATGTTCCCGGCACAACGGTAGCGTGAAAATATCGTGGGCCTTTGTTCCCATCCCTCCCTGACCGTGACCTATCAGGTGATGGGGATCGTCGGCTGGTTGACCACAACACGCACACGGCTGTGTCTTCACCCAGCGCGTATATTTCTCATTTACCCAACGGCGACGTTTAGGTCGCCTCATGAAAGATTCCGGAGACTCCGGATCAACGGTGATGCATACCACCGTCTTTTCCAGTGGTGGGTTCTGTTGCTGGTGGGAGTGAGGCAACGGCGCAAGATTTTTTGTGCGCTGCTTCAGTATGCTGGTGGCGGTCTGCTCTCCCGGTACGATGTCGCTTTCGCGGTACACCGCGCGGATTTTTTCCGCACGTAACCCCAGAGAACGACGTAATACTGCCTCCGGAAGCGCGTCCGCCACTTGATTGCAGACCGCCCACCAGGATAATTCAGCCAGCGATAACTCCCTCTCCTGCGTGCCATTCATTGCATGGCGTATGACGTCAATCATCCATGCTGACAGATTTTGATGAGCAAGTTGCCCGAGTGATTCGGATGTCTGGTCACGCAGCTGGTTGTCGCAGTGCCAGCACAACACCATCGCGCCGGTACCGTAACGATGTATGACGATTTCACTGTGATGATAGTCACCATGAGGCCACTGGCAGGATTTGACATGACGCAACAGCCAGTCAGACAGTGCCCCAGCGCCGCCAGCAGCACGAATCACCCGCTCATCGCTGAAAAATGGCAGTAATGATTTATCCTCCGCCAGCGGCTGGCGAACGGCAGGGACGACTCCGGATGGCAGGCCGCACATGCTTTTCGATTCCGGCTCCACCAGCACTCGAGGATTGTGAAATACCTGCATGGATTCACGACCTGGCTTAAGGACCACCAGCCCGAGTTCCGGTACCAGAACAGGTCGAAGTAATACCCGCACGTTACCTCCAGATGCGTTGCTGGAATGTGCGGGACGGACGCGGTGGGCGTTCGGAATAAGGGAGTCTGACGTAGATTATCCAGTGACGATAATCGAGGCTGAGGGCTTTCCTAAACTCATACCCACGTCTGCGGTAGTTCTGTATCAGCCATTCGGCCTGTTCTTCAGTGCAGGGGGCATGCTGATACCAGTCATATTTGAATGTGTGAGAACGCCGCCCTTGCCTGCTGGCAGGGGCGGTATCAGAATTGTGATGTTTGGTATTGTGCGCCATCGGTTTTCTCTGCTGGCGCAGCAGGTGCCAGTTGTTCAAGCTGGCGTGCGGCAATATTGTCTCTGATTTCTGTTGTCGTCAACAGGCAACGTGCTATCATCAAATGGTGTTCTATCCTACTCCGTGAGGTTTACCATGCGTACAACCCAACAATTCAGCATTACATTAACTAACGAAATGGCTGACATGGTGCGCGCCCGTGTGGCTTCCGGTGCCTATGCTTCAGAAAGCGAGGTCATTCGTGAAGGGCTTCGCGCACTGAATGAGCGCGATAAAGCAATCGAAGCGTGGTTAACGCATTCAGCCGCCCCCTCTCTTGATTCTATCCGCGAAAACCCAAACAACGGACGCTCCATTTCACAGGTTCGCGCCGCGATTCGATCCGGGAAGTAATCTGCATGACATATGAAGTCATCATTACTCCTGAGGCCGAACAACAAATAATCAACCTGCACAGGTATATAACGGAGAAAGCAGGGAACGTCATTGCTGACAATTATGCCAATGCGCTTCTTGATTATCTTGATGGGTTTTCTACATTCCCGCATCGGGGCAATAAACGCGATGATATTCGCCAGGGGATGCGGGTAACTCATTTCCGCCACAGAACGATTATTGCTTTTGCCGTTGATAGCAGAAAAGTCTTTATTGTCGGTATCTATCATGGTGGGCAAAGTTATGAAACCGATTTCTTATAAACTTTTACCCACATCATTCCGGTGTTAGAATAAACCGTCCGCCCCCTCTCTTACTGGCGGATTCGTAGGCTATATAAATCAAAGATCCCGGCTCATGTTTGTGTCGGGATCTTTTTTCGGCGATTTATCCCCAGCGGCAAATCGAATACACCACCAGCGCCACCGCCATCGCAATTCTTACCGTGGTGAATGCTTCAGGCCAGGTCATCGCAAAACATCCTCCGCGCTTATCAGTTCGTTCCGCTTCAGGTAGTCCATCGCCTTCTCCGGTAATTTGCAGTCCGGCTTAGCTTTTTCCAGTTGGCTGGCCAGTCGTTTAACCCACATTGTTAATTCGCCAACCTGATTACTGGATGCTAGTGGATTGTCGGCTTTACCCAGAATGACAGCACAGCAGGCCTCTTTGAGTACCCAATCAACAGCATCTTTCCATGCTCCTGTTTCGACTGGTGGATTCTCACGCTTTACCTGTTCATAAAAGCGCACGGCTTTAACCAGTCCTTCTGATGTCACAGGGACTGGCGGGGTAGTGAATAAGGCCTGAATCTCATAGCCCGGCCTGTCGTTGCACCCCTCTTTTGTCGGTACATATTTCCAGTCACCAACCCACATCTTCTCCTGAAAGTCCGTAACGCCTTTTTTCACGTAGCGATATCGCCATGCAACTGGTTTTGCCTGCCCTGCCGTTTCATGCCCTTCCTGATAATTAATCTCGCTCATTCATCGCCCCACTCATCACAATATGCTTCGACCGGTGTTTTTCCTGCTTCATAATCATCACGCCATGCATCGGCATCAGCAGCACTTCCACCACGTAACTCTGCATAGTCCATTAACAGTTCATGCCATTCTTTAAAACTGACGTTGTATTTAGTTGAACCAAAATCAGCCATTTTGTTCTTCCTCTTCGTCTTTTATTTCGTGATATGAGTAATTGCAGTAGTTAAAGAAAATTTCTTTTGCTTCGTCATGAATTTCATCAGGTGTTGCGTCATCGTCCACTTCGAATACATCCTCAAAATCTCCACCAGCTATTCCAGTTTCAATAATTACTTTGAACTTTCGCATTTCACTACTGCCCTTTCGGGTGGCCTCCTGCTGTTCTGAGGGTGCAGAAATCCCTCCGGTAAAGGATTAAATTTTTAACCGTGCTAAATTTAATTATTCAGTTCTGGATTTTGTCACCCTGCGTATCCGCGCTTTCGCGTTACGCTCAATCTGAATTAACTTTTCTATATTTTTCCGTCTTTCCTGTTCCTCCTAGCGCAATAGCCTTACATCATCTGCCAGTCTGGTTTCTCTTTTCGCCACAGAGAGCATCCAGTCAAACGGCTCCACAACTGCACCGCAGATTTTACAGCGGACCTGACGCTCTTTTTCATCAACCCTGACAGAAGCGTGATGGCAATATGGTCTTTCCGATGGCTCATAAAGAAAATTAACCTGATTACGTGGGTCATCTTCTTTTACCGGAAATAAAACAATATTACTTAACTCATCTTCTGGTTTTATTTCCACGTCACTCTCCTTTGATGCGAATGCCAGCAACACGTAGTGCGCGCTCTAAATCAGCCAGATAAATCCAGCTGCCATTTTCCTTAGGTATCATGACATGGCGCTCATCAGCATTTATCGGGTGTCCATATCGAAGTTCATAGCCAGCCGGTAGCTGGACTTCCCTTGCCTCCAGTTCTGCAATGCGCTTGTCTTTGGCTTCCAGTTCATCAAGAACCTTTTTGATGGCTGGTGAATGTGTCGTATAACTCGCAGCCGGACCGGCAAGCATTATCCTGAGCTGCGTTTTCGCTTTTTCCGTGTTCATTTGGTTCATTACCTTATTTAGTGGCTATATTCCCCAATAGAACGTTAGTATACGCTGCATAACTTCGCTTTCCCGGCACTCACGGCAAATCATGTTCTGACGCCTGTCGTAACGACGTATTTCTCCATCAGGTAATGACCAGATAAGGTCCGGATCAACCGCAGATGGTTTCTTCAGCTTTGCCCTTGAGAGCTTTTTACGGGCATTTTGCCAATCCTTACGCGCCTGTTCAGACGGGAATAACCCGTAACCAGAGTTGTATACATCGCCACTGGCAACCAGCTCTCTGGCCAGAACGCTCATCAGATATCTTGTTGCCCCAGTTTTAGCTTCCAGTTGTCGTAACGTCTCGCGTCCACTCTGGCGTACGAGTTCAACAACCAGCCCTTTAATTTTTTCCCGCTCTTCCTGTGTAAATACTTTTGCCATAAGCGCCTCCGGCAATCACTTTTCCGATACAACACGGCGGGAAGAATCAGTAATCTGTCGAACAATATCCCGGTGCTTGTTCAGCTCCCGCAGCGCGGCGCAGACTCGCTCCCACTTCTGGACATGATTTTTCGCCCGACGCAGTTCACGGTTTGCCATATGCAGCGATGGTAAAATCAGGTTATCCGCTTGCGTTTCAGTAAACGATGGCAACGACTGCACAATGTCCCCCACAGTATCTGTTTTAATTTCTTCCTGTGTTGCCGCTTCCTGTACTGGTAACGCAACACCGGCTGGCTGAGAAAAGGCTTTACCAGGTGTTTTCGCTACCGATACAACTTTCGGCTCTGCTGGTAAATTTTCCCCGGTTTCTTTTACCAGCATCCACTTACACCCCTTCCCCTGTCCCAGCTTAATCGCCATGCCATCGCGGCAAAGCTTTTCCATCGCAGAAACCAGCGACCTGACGCAATCAGCACGCCCCACAGCAATTGCAATCTCAGCGGTGGTCATTGCCCCACCATGAACAAGTGTGGACAGGATGTCGCAGCGTTTCAGTGGCTCACGCTCTTTTCTGCTGACCACCGGATAGGATTTTCTTTCCACTTTACACACCGTTACTTTTTTTTCTTTCACGCCCGTTTGTCGTTCTGAAACAGACCAGTAACCATTAACCGACACAACTTCTCCCAGCTCTTCGTACTCCCTCAGCATTTTAATCGCCTCTGCAGGTTCAATGCCCAAACTGGCAGCAAGCTCGGTGCACGTCACCTTTTGCATCGCTTTTAACGTATCAATCAACGTTTCCATCAAAATTTCTCCCGTTAAAATCATTTACCAATCTCAAACCAAACTTATCCCCTGAACCCTGGCGGAATTTCGGTGTCCGGTTCAGAAATGTGATTCACACAACGCTGTACAGGCGAACGTCCCAGACGAATAACCAGCTCATCCCATTTTTCGCGAAGCTTTGACGGGCTCATGACGTTTTTTACCCAGAATGGATCCCGTTGTACCCGACTGAACATTTCGCAAATTTGCCTGTGAGTTCTGCCATCCAGCATCCGCATTGTGCGCACGTCATTGGCCCATGCGGTCCAGTTGGGTTCTTTCGGTCGCGTAATCTCGCCATCATCGCTGGCAGCCTGTTCGTAAAGACTCACGATTCGCCACCAGATCCACTGCGCACACGTCAAATCTTCCTGAGTTCCCCACTGGCGTTTTTTCACACTGAACACAACCGCATCAGGATGACGGGTTAAAAACGCCTGTTCAGCTGTCTTCTCGTCCGGTTGCGAAGTTTCCGGACAAGAAGATCTTTTATCTGACGGATCAGGTTTTAATACTGACGGATCGGGGCCAACCATCGCCCCCCTAACCGGCTGTTTTTTATCAACGGTTGATCCATCAGAATTTGACGGGTCAACCGTTGAGGGGTCAATATTTGACGGGTCAACGGTTAGCGGGTCATTTTTTGCCGGGTTAATTTTTCTTTTCGGTTTATATGCCTCACGCGCCGCCGCTGCTGCTGCTTCGAGTTTTTCCACATTAAGACGGTAGATATTGCTTTCATTACGCCCACCGACCTTACGTTCCTCCTTCGTCAGCCAGCCGTTCTTTTCCAGTTCAGCTATCGCAGCTTTAACCGTTGATTCACTCTTTGCCCCAATCTGACGACGAATGGTCTCCACTGCAGGCCATGACACACCTTCGTCATTGCTGTAGTCTGCAAGGCGAGCCATTACTGCCACTCTGGATAAGATCATGCCTGTGAAGGCACACCCTTCCCAGACAAGACCATGAAGCTTACTGCTCATAAAAAACCCCGAACACCGTGCTTTTAGTGCATCACCACGGCATTTCCCGCCGGGCCACCACGATTCATCTGATTGAAGCCAGCGATCGCCACTGCGACAAAATCATCGGCGTCTCTCACCAGCCGTTCCCGCGACTCCACCAGCTCCCGAAACCAGGCTGAACTGTGACTGCGCATTCGGGCCACCAGCAGAGGCGGCATTGCCTTTTCGATCGCAGGCAACAACGCCTGAATTTTTTTAACCGCATCAGGAGTGTCTTTCTCCACCCAGCGGAAAATTTTCTGGGTATTGCGAGCCAGGGCTTCTGGGTGTGAATCGTCATACAGTTCCGGAAACGTCATACCCAGTTCAAAATAAGCCCGGGTTATTTCAGCTGCCGGAACTTTTTCGCCGTCCGGATGCGCCCAGGCATTCATCGCCATGCGGATGTGCTCATGCTTGATTTTCATGAATCAACTCCATCAGATAAGCATGCACTACAATCACCTTCAGCATGAACTACATGTGTTTGCCCCAAACGAATGCCGCTCGCATACTCAGGCCAAATAAGCTCCCAATCATGGGGTCGTAGCTCCGCCCTACTTACTTGGCCTTCCGTCGCAGATTCGATCATAAGGGCGCGGGTTGGAGATATAGCTGCTCGTCCAGACGCCATTTGCGATAAGTAAGATGGCGATACACCAAGTCTGGCCGCGAATTTCTTAGCATCACCAACCCTCAATGATTTAATAAACTCTTTTAATGTCATACCTTCCTCGGTTTAGTGTTTTTTTCGAGTTTAGTGTTTAATAAACCATTAAGTCAAGTATTTGCTTATTTAGTGATTACTAAAGATAATTACCACATGCAAAAAAAAGAAATTCGCCGTTTACGTCTCAAGGAGTGGTTTAAAGATAAAACTCTGCCACCCAAAGAGAAGAGCTACCTATCTCAACTAATGAGTGGGAGGGCCTCGTTTGGAGAAAAGGCTGCCAGAAGAATAGAGCAAACATACGGGATGCCGGAAGGGTATCTGGATGCGGAATACGCAGAACAACCGGAAGTTTCTCCACCACATGTAGGGTTAACGTCTAATCAACTGGAATTATTGCAGATTTTTTCAGCCTTCCCTGAGGATGAGCAACGCCAGATAATCAGCGAGTTAAAGCAGAAAAAAGAATCAATGGAAGATCTCATAGCGAGATGGATTGCGGCGCAAAAATGCCGCCGCGCCTGAGTTATAAAACCGGAGGAAACATGAATAGAGCCCTTTCACCAATGGTTTCTGAATTTGAAACCATTGAACAAGAAAACAGTTACAACGAATGGCTGCGTGCGAAAGTAGCAACGAGCCTTGCAGATCCGCGCCCAGCAATTCCCCATGACGAAGTTGAGCGCAGAATGGCAGAACGCTTTGCTAAAATGCGCAAGGAACGGAGCAAGCAGTAAAATGTTACCCGTGTTATGGCTTGAAAGCGCAGATACCGACCTAGATGATATAACTAGTTATATTGCTCGTTTCGACATAGATGCGGCTGAACGCTTATGGCAGCGATTAAGGGGTTGTGTGCTGCCGTTATCCGAACATCCGTATTTATACCCACCAAGCGACAGAGTACCTGGCTTGCGTGAGATTGTAGCCCACCCTAACTATATAATTCTATACCGCGTAACAACATCAAGCGTTGAAGTAGTAAACGTGATCCACACAAGACGCCAGTTTCCCTAACTTTCACTACCAATAGAAACATAACAACCGCAACGACTTTATCAAAAGCGTTGTGTTTGTTACGCCCCATGGTTTAGTTTTTACTTGACTTAAGTTTAATGTTTATTAAACTAAAAATACCAACCCACCCCGCCCCACAGAACGCAGGGCAATACTTCGAGTTACCATGCAGTGGTCAGGGGGTAAGTAGCCAGCCCGAGGCGTAAGAACATGACGGCAGGGTTCAACTTTAATAACTATGCAGCAGGTTTTTGTTCCGCTACCCCGGCGTTAAGGGGAAATGAGGTCAGCATGGATACTATCGATCTTGGCAACAACGAATCTCTGGTATACGGCGTGTTTCCCAACCAGGACGGAACGTTCACCGCCATGACGTATACCAAAAGCAAAACGTTTAAAACCGAAACTGGCGCGCGTCGCTGGCTGGAAAGAAATTCAGGTGGGTGATATGGATTTCGACACAATCATGGAAAAGACTTACGAAGAATACTTCGAAGGCCTTGCCGAAGGCGAAGAAGCTCTCGGCTTCAGCGAATTTAAACAGGCGCTTTCCAGTTCGGCAAAATCTAACGGCTGATAAGCGAAACAGCACCGCGAGGAATCAGTATGCAGAAACGAGAACCCGTCATCATCGCGCCAGACTATACCGATGATAAACTTTATGAGTGGATGCGCCAGAAAATTAATGCAGCGCAGGATCTGAAATGGGCCAATGAAGCCAGGGCTAAGCAGGCTGAAAATCTGTCCGCTCTGGAGCAGGATATCACCAGGCTGGAAAAAGCAGCGGCATTAAGCATTGCCAGAATGGTTACATACCCACGTTAATAGCTAACCAACGAGGCTAATAATGGAATTTAAAGATTTACCAATGCAATTCCAGGAAATGGCAGCGAATATAGTTCGTTCCCAACTGGCGACTCTTGACCTGAGTACCGTAGAAAAAGAAACCATCGATACTATATCCGGTAACGTGCGTCGTGCCTTTATCGGGCTGTACGAAGAGAAGCAGCTCTCTGATAACCAGGATTTACATGAAAAATACTTCATGGAATTAATGGATATCATTGATAAGGGGTTTGGCTTGTTAATGAAAAAGAAATGGATTCGGATAGACCCCCTTAAGAACCATTTTACTGAGTGCGGCATTAATCCCAGCGATTTAAACCATCCCGCCACAGATGGGAGTGTTACAGTTAGCCATGAAATTTCGATTAATCATTAAAATCAATTGCACTTTCAATAAGTGATGCCATCTCATTGCATTTTGTTGAATTCATCTTACGCAATGAGTCACAAATTTCCGCTGGCTTTGATGACGCAGGCAACTTAGCAGCAAGTAGCATAATTGCCGTTTTTATAGCAGTGAGTTCATCCGCAAGTCCAGCAGGAGAAACATCGTGGTTAAACTGGATATTTACATTTTTACTAGTCATTTCACCCTCCTAAGGGTTGGTAATTAAGGAGTTCTCCACGGGTCAGGTGGAGTGCGTGCGCCGGACACGGGTGAGCATCCGGCACTGGCAGTTTACTGAAAGGATATATCCCTGAAAAGTCAGGGCATAACGCGGAAGCGCACGGCGAAGTTCGTCTCTATGTACGGCGTAGTTAAATTTAATTCGACCGTACGCTTCCGGTTGTGGCAATACGCGAAATGGCGCGGCGGTAAGTATGGCGGTGTTATTCCTTCCCCGTTGAGGACACCGGGTTGTCAGGTTGACCATACGCTTAAGTGACAACTCCGCTGCAACGCCCTCTGTTATCAATTTTCTGGTGACGTTTGGCGGTATCAGTTTTACTCCGTGGCTGCTCTGCCGCCCTTTTTAAAGTGAATTTTGTGATGTGGTGAATGCGGCTAAGCGCACGCGGAACAGTTAAAAGACCATTTGTTCTCCGTATCAATACTTATGGGTAGGTACTTGCAGGCGGGTCCCTGTATTCCGGCGTTAATTGTTAACTGGTTAACGTCACCTGGAGGCACCAGGCACCGCATCACAAAATTCATTGTTGAGGACGCGATAATGGAAACGTTATTACTCAATTCCACTACGCCTGAGACTCGTTTTGAAATTGGCGTTATCACTGGCGATAAAAACTTTATTGAGGATGCCATTAATCAGATAAAGCATGAGCCAGATTCATCAAATGAGATATGCATTGCTTCAATGCTGGCCCGTTTACGCCCGACGCAAAAAGGATGCTGGCAATGAATACCACATTTGCACTTGTTCTGACGGTTTTTCTTGTTTCCGGTGAAACAGTTGACATGGTTATTGGCGTATACAGCTCAATGAAAGAATGCATGGCTGCCGCAGATGAACAGAAAATTCCCGGTAACTGTTATCCGGTCGATAAAGTTATTCACCAGGATAATAACGAAATCCCGGCAGGACTTAAAACAGCGCCGTAATTGATATTCGGTTTCATTTTTATATGTCAGCAATGACAGGGATTTGTTCACCCTTAAATCTGTAATGAGGTTTATCAATGAGCACTGATAAAGAAGAATTTGCATTATATTGTGAAGCAAAAAATGACAAAGTCAGAAAACGCCTTGGAATTAAAGGTGGTTTTTACTGGACTACAGCAAAAAAATTATCTGTTGCCATCTCCCGCTGCATTACCGCAATGGATGACAACGATTATGATGAAGACGACTTTAAAAAACCCGTCCGCGTCCATTTACCCGTTGTGAATGACCTTCCACCTGAAGGCGTGTTTGATACTGAATTCTGTAACCGTTACGAAAAAGGCGGGGAAGATGGCATCACAATGGTATTTATCGCGCCCTCACCCTCTGCGCAGGACAAACCAGCCAACACTGACAATACCAACGTCAACGGCGAAGACATGACTGAGATTGAGGAGAACATGCTCCTGCCGGTTTCAGGTCAGATTCTGCCTGTTCGATGGCTGGCACAGCACGGCAGCGAAAAACCGATCACACACGTTTCGCGGGACGAACTGCGCGCATTACATAACGCACAGGATGAAAAACTTCCCGCCGTTACCGCGCTGGCTATCTCAAATAAAGCAGCGCAACTCGAACCGCTGGAGATTCGCGATCTCCACAAACTGGTGCGAGACACTGACAAAGTTTTCCCCGCCCCCGTAAATTCGGACCTGGGACTGATAACCTCTTTTATCGAAGCTTACCTGGACGCCGACTACACCGATCGCGGTCTGCTGACAAAAGAGTGGATGAAAGGAAATCGTATTTCGCGTATCACCCGTACGGCTTCCGGTGCAAATGCCGGTGGCGGGAACAAAACCGATCGCAATCCGAATTTAGTACACACCTTCGATACGCTGGATGTGGAGATTGCAGCAGCCACACTTCCGATGGATTTTAATATTTATGAAATTCCGGGCAGCGTTTATCGTCGCGCAAAAGAAATCGTCCTGAAAAGAGAAAGTCCGTTCAAAGAATGGTCCGCAGCACTTCGCGCAACCCCGGGTATTCTGGATTATTCCCGCGCCGCTATTTTTGCACTTATCCGGAGCGCTCACCCTGAGTTTTATCACTACCCGGGACGCCTTCAGGGGTATATCAACGCCCACTTAACGGAGACTGATCACGAGAACCCCAGCAAGGAAACTCTCACTGCTGCACGACATACACCGGAAAAAGACATCCTGGAAGAAGTTAACCGCGAACTGGCTGCTGAACGCGAAACAGAAGAAGAAAAAAATAATGAGGAAAAATCACAACCGTCTGACGCAATGGCAGATGAACAGGCAACGACTGAAGCAATGGGACAGGATACAACTGAATATCGCCAGGACACACAATCGCTGGATACTCAGGCACAGATAAATCCGGTTAATCAGGTAAAAGTTACCGCTGACGAAGTAAACAAAATTATGCAGGCAGCCAATATCAACCAGCCTGATGCCGACAAAATACTGGCAGTCCATCGCGGTGAATTCGTTGACGGAATTAGCGACCCGAATGATCCGAAATGGGTTAAGGGGATTGAAACCCGCGATTCTGTGAACCAGAACCAGCCCGAATCGGAACAAAACAGCCAAAATGCGTTACAAAACGAGCCAGAAACGAAACAGCCTGAACCAGAAGAGCAACAAGAACCGGAAAAAGTCTGCACCGCCTGCGGTCAGACCGGCAGCGGCAACTGTCCTGACTGTGGCGCGGTGATGGGCGACGCAACATACCAGGAAACATTCGATGAAAAAAATCAGGCTGAAGTTCAGGAAGATGATCCGGAGGAAATGGAAGGCGCTGAACATCCGAACAATGAGAATGCTGGTAACGATCAGTATCACACCAGCGATAGTGAAACTGGCGAGGCGACAGATCCCTTAATTAATGTGAACGGTCATCACGAAATCACATCCACCAGCAGTACGTGTGACCATCTAATGATCGACCTTGAAACCATGGGAAAAAATCCTGATGCCCCGATTATCTCAATAGGTGCAATATTTTTCGATCCGCAAACCGGAGATATGGGACCGGAATTTAGTAAGACTATAGATCTGGAAACAGCTGGCGGAGTCATTGATCGTGACACCATTAAATGGTGGCTTAAGCAATCACGCGAGGCGCAATCTGCCATTCTGACCGATGAAATCCCGTTAGATGATGCACTGTTGCAATTGCGGGAATTTATCGACGAAAACTCCGGCGAATTTTTTGTTCGTGTCTGGGGAAATGGAGCCAGCTTCGACAACGTAATTTTACGCCGTTCATATGAACGGCAGGGGATCCCCTGCCCGTGGCGTTACTACAACGATCGCGATGTACGCACAATTCTTGAACTGGGAAAAGCCATAGACTTCGATGCCAGAACGGCTATTCCATTCGAAGGCGTACCCCACAATGCGCTGGACGATGCCCGTCACCAGGCAAAACAAGTTTCAGCTATCTGGCAAAACCTGATCCCGAGTCAGGCTGATTTTTAATGTTCAACCCCGGTCGTCGCCCACCAGCTATAGTGGTGGCGACCATGATTAGCGAACGACGCTCATGGCAAGACTTATTCTGCTCACTGAGTGGGCAAAAGAGGAATTCAGCGATCCGGTCCCGACTCCGGGCACGTTAAGTAAATACGCTAAAGCCGGAATGATATTTCCTCTCCCCAAAAAAGTTGGAAGACACTGGCGAGTGGATCCACGAGCTCGCTTTGTCGGAATGGTAAACAAGCCGGAGGTGATCGCCACAGATCACCCTGCTTTGAAGAGGATACTGGAAGATGGCGCGCCCGCGAAAATATAAAACCGAAGTTCCGGGACTATCTCCGTATTTTGACAAAAGAAATAACAAAGTTTACTGGCGTTACAGGCATCCCATAACAGGCAAAAATCACGGTCTCGGCAGTATTGACCAGAAACTGGCAGAAACTATTGCAGCAGAAGCGAACAGCCGTCTTGCCAGGCAGCAAATGGAACAAATGCTCAGTCTGCAGGAGAAAATTATTAATGATACCGGCGGTTCATCAACCGTTTCCATTTTTCTGAATAATTACAGAAAAATTCAACAGGAAAGATATGAAAACGGAGAGATCAAACTCAACACGCTGAAACAAAAAGCGGCCCCTCTCAGGGTATTTGATGAACGTTTTGGCACCAGACCGTTAGATGCCATAACTGTAAAAGATGTGGTATCGGTGCTGGAAGAGTACAAGGCCAGAGGACATAACAGAATGGGGCAAATTTTCAGGAAGGTACTGATCGATGTTTTCCGGGAAGCTCAGCAAACAGGCGATGTTCCGCCAGGCTTTAACCCTGCAGAATCGGCAAAAAAACCGCAGGTGCGGATATCAAGACAGCGACTGACTTTTGATGAGTGGATGATGATTTATAACGCAGCGGAAAAGGATGGTTACTTTTTACAGCGCGGCATGTTGCTGGCACTGATGACAGGCCAGCGCCTTTCAGATATTTGCAAAATGCAATTTTCGGATATCCGGGATGGTTATCTTCATGTCGAACAGCAAAAAACAGGAACCCGGATTGCCATCCCTCTTGCTCTGCGTTGCAATAAATTAAATCTCACCCTGGATGATGTGGTGTCATCCTGTCGCGATTGCGTTCTTAGTCCGTGGCTATTGCACCACCATCATGCGAAAGGGACAGCCAAGCGCGGCGGGATGGTTAAGCCAGCAACGTTAACAGTTGCATTTAAAAAAGCGCGGGATTCTGTAGATTACAACTGGTGCCCTAATGGTACCCCACCCTCTTTCCATGAACAGCGATCATTGTCGGAGCGTTTATTCAGGGAGCAAGGGATCGACACCCAAATTTTGCTGGGCCATTCGAATCAAAAAATGACCGATATTTACAACGATGCACGTGGTAAGGAGTGGAAAAAACTGGTCATTTGA